TCTGGGAAAGGATAATAGTCCAAAAAGATACAATAGTTCGTTATAAACGTTCCTACGTGCCTAAAACGCGGTTTCAAACTAAGATTGAATATAAATACAAAACAAAAGTCCTAAAATCGGACGTTGAAAAGATAAAATATAAAAATAAATACATAACAAAGACGAAAATTAATTGGTTATTTGTTATAATTGCATTCGTTTTAGGATTCCTTACGAGGTTATCTTTTAGCGAAACCTTTAGAAGTAGGTTAAAACTTCTACCTAAACTTTTCAAATGAATAAAAACAAAGGCGGGCGCCCAGTAGTAAGCAAAGGCGTTCCACGTGTGCGGTTAAGTCCGCAAGAATTCGACCTAATTAAACAATATCGGGCAATCAAAGACAAGTCTAACGAAATGGGCTTAAACGAAAACGATGTTAAACACGGCTGGATAAAAACAAAAGACGCAAGTTTATTCTTTGCTAACCCTAGTTTTAACGCTGGTAAAGAATTAGACCTAGACTTTCATAAGCTACTAGAAAACGCGCCTAAAATAAACACGGAAAAAGTAAAGAAAAAAGAGTATAGCGGTGAATTCGACAAGTTAGTTTTTACAGACGTACATATAGGTATGGACGCTAGCGACAAAGGTCGTAGTTTATACCCGTCCGAATGGAATGAAGACATACTTTTCGAGCGTTTGTCTAAAATGATAGACTACACACTAGCTAAACAGAATAGCAACGTACTTTATATATTAGATTTAGGCGACTATTTAGACGGCTTTAACGGACAAACTACTAGAGGCGGTCATTCGTTACCACAAAACATGAGTAACCAAAAAGCGTTTGACGTTGGTTTTCTATTTAAGACTTTATTAATTACCCAGCTTTCGCCGTTCTACGACAAAATCTACGTTCGTAATATTTGTAACGATAACCATAGCGGGGACTTTTCCTACTTTGTTAACCAGTTCTTTAAAACGTATGTCGAAAGGGATTTAAAAAACGTCTTAGTAACTAACCAGACTTTGTTTATTGATCATGAAATAATAGGCAATAAATGTTTTGTAACGACACACGGAAAAGATACGCATAACATGAAGTTCGGTTTTAAACCTAAGATTGACCCTAACCAAATCAATAGAATACTAGGGTATCTAAATACGAACCAACTATTGAACAAAGGCTACGAAATAATCTTTGAAAAAGGCGACAGCCATTTATACTTATTCGATTCGTCTAGTAGTGATGTGTTTAAGTATTATAATTACCCAGCTTTTAGCCCGTCTTCTAACTGGGTGGCTATGAATTTCCAGCTAGGTAAAAGCGGATTTATACATTTTAACTACGATTTAGAGCAAAAGAGTATAAACGAGTTCTTTTTTTAATGTATATTTGAACTTTCATAATAGGTTTTTAAGAATTAGGGTTAGCAGTTGAAAGCGTTAACCCTTTTTTTATTAAATATTTGTCCAGTTTTTTTGACAATTTACTGGACATTAATCGGTTTTATTCCGATTATCTAAATGAATTTTTCCAATTTTACACTTATTTTAATACCTTTTCGGGTATAAATTTTACAAGTAAATACAAGCAATTCAAAAATAAATGTAAAAAACTTTAAAAAAATGTTAAAAAAGTTTGGTAGTTCGGATTTAGTATTTATATTTGCATATAATTAATTCACAAACACACAAAAAAAACAAGTTATGAAAACGAAAAAAGAAATGAACGAAATTATTTTAAAAGAGTTAAACGACTTATGGAATGAGTACGAACAATTTAACGAAGTATTAGGCGCAGACCACGAAGCTACGCAAAGAGCTGCGACACGTTGGGCGTCAATTAATGAACTAGTAATAAAATTAGGACTATGAAAAATATAAATTTACAAGAATCATTCGGCGACATCTGCGCTGGTGTAGTTATTTTGATCGTAATTAGTTTGGCTGTAATTAGACCTTATGGCGCGGAAAACACGAACGAAGTAAAACAAGAAGTAACAGAAAAAGCCGTTAAGCAAAGCAAAGTCTTAGAAAAGTACGGCGAATTAATAACTAAAAACTGGTAACAATGTTTGATATTTTAGAATGTGAACTAGACGTATACACGTTAAATTTATCCTATAGCTATAAAGGCTTTATTTACGACGTTGTCTGCGACTTTGACTGGTTAGACAAAGAATATAACGGGTCTATGTTAGACTTTAGTTTAAAACCAATTAAAGGAACGTATTTTAGTGGCGAAGTAGGTAACGACGAAGAAGGCGAAATAGAAATAACACCAGCTTATTCAGAATGGCTTTTAGAAATGGTAAGAGAATACAGAAAAAAACACATTTATTTTATGTGTGAAGAAGAAGAAAACGAACTAAGAAAATTAGATTTAAACGTAGAAGACGACAACCCTCAAAACTGGCACTACTATGGTATTTAGACTTCAAAGAATGGTAAGGTTCTGGACGACCAAAACCACCCATGAACACGTAAGAGGTTCTTTTAACGAAGAACTTTATAAAAGAATTTGTGAAATTAAATTTACCCAGAACTTATGACACCAAAAGAAACAGCAGAATTTATTTTAGATGAATGTTATAGATTAGAATTAGAAACGGTTTACTATGGCGTTAACAATTATTTAGCCAAGAAATTTTGTGATATTGCAATAGAAGCTGGTTTAGAATTTGAAAAGAAAATGGTTAAAGATTTAGAAATACTATGCAAAGAAATGAATAGGGAATTTAAGTTCGAGGGTTATTTTTGGGATGAAGTTAAACAAGAAATTGAAAAGTTATGAAATTTAAACTGGTATACTACAGCGGTTCGAATGTTATTCACAGCTGGACGTTTGACAATAAAGCGTTGTGTAATTGGAAAAAGAAAGAACTAAGGTCAAGGGGACTTTGTTTATTAGGTAATTTTAGAATAGAAAAAGCATGAACGACAAAATAATAGAAGTAATCCGAGTTTTTATTGATCGTGACGGATTAAACACACCAAACAGAAAACGCCAACAGATTTACAAAAAGGCGTATTTACAACACAAGCTAAAGGAATGCGGACTAACTTACAAGGCTATAGCTGAAATGTTCAATATGACGCACGCCAGCGCTATACATAACATTAAAACGCACTACATTTTAGTTCAATACCACAAAAACGAATACGAGGCTTATATATATGAATACTTAGAGACTCTAGACGGCTATAAAGTAGAACCAAAAACACGGAATTTAATAGAAGACATTAACAATTGTGCTAATTTATACCAGTTAAACAGAGTTAAACGCTGGATTCGTGAAAAAAAATATGAAATAGATGCAACTTTAATAGAGTAAATACGTTATATTTGTACACGCGTTCATCCGACATTATAAACGCAAAGGTATTATTTAGCCATTTTAATGAACAAGAGGTCGGATGCTTGGGATTTAAAGTGGCTTTTTTTATGCTGAAAAATTAAATACAATGAGTAAAGAACTTCCATTCTTTAAGTTTAACGCCACCGAGTGGATAACTGGTAACATAAGTTACGAATCATTTGAACTTCAAGGCGCATTTATTAGCGTATGTGCTGAATACTGGAATCGTAATAACCAAATGACAATAGAAGAAGCAAAGCTGCGTTTACGTAATGCCGAAATAGTTGATTTATTAATAGCAAAAGGATATTTAAAAACGAAAAAAAATAATTTAGTTATTAGATTTTTAGATTTAGAGAAACAAGAAATAAAAGCTAAACGTTTGAAACTCAGTGAATCTGGACGCAAGGGTGGCTTAAGCAAGGCTAAAGCGTCGCTAAAGCAAGGCTCTAGCATTATAGATAAAGATAAAGAAGAAGATACTATAATAGTTCGCAAACAAAAGTTTGGCGATAAATTAAAACCTTTTTTAGAATCTTATGAAAAGCAAATGATTAGGGAATTTTTTGACTATTGGACTGAACACGGCGACAAAGACAAGAAAATGCGATACGAAAAACAGACTTCGTTTAACATTGAATTACGCTTAAAGACATGGCTTAAAAATAAAATCGAAAGAAATAAACCTAAATTTAATTTACCCACTACAATTATAGACTAATGTACAAAAGACTAACAAACGTAAATAACGAACTTTTCGATATACGCCAACAGAAAGACGTACGCGGAAAGTCAATAGGCTGGGACTGGGATTTATTACCGTACACAATAAAAGAAGGCTGCACTACTTATATAGGTTCTGCGCCAGCTAGTGGAAAAACGGAACTTTGGTTTGAAATTCTTATAAACCTTTCGTGTTTACATAACTGGAATCATGTAATATTTTCGCCAGAAACTGGTAGTAGTGCTGAAATATTCGCCGAACTATGTTACAAGTATATCGGAAAACCCTACGTACAAGGTCAAAACTCTATGTCGAACAGCGAACAAGTAATAGCTGAAATGTTTATTAACGAACATTTTATTGTAATTGATCCAATAGACGAAGACCTAACTATTACAAAATTTTACGAACTAGTAGACGAAATAGAGAAAAAAGAGGGCATGAAAATACACACCACAACTATTGACCCGTGGAACGAACTAACCGAGGAATTTATACAAGCTGACCTAGGACGCGAAGATAAGTATCTTAGTAGGATTTTAGGACAAGTAAGAAAAAACGCGCGTAAAACTGGACGGCATAACTGCGTAATTAATCACGTACGCGACCAACCTATGGTAAGTAGTAAAACAATAGCTGGAACCGACATAAGTTATTTCCCTATGCCTAGCGCTAGAGACTTCGCGGGCGGTCAAGTTTGGTTTAGAAAAGGTCTAAGCGTATTAATACCATGGCGACCACCTTACGGCTTGTTGGATTCAGAGGGTAACGGCGCAGAAAAAAACGAAGTACATTTAAAAGTAGCCAAAAGCAAACCGAAAGGCGTATCGAAAAACGGAGTTTATAAGTTATATTTGGACTTAGATAAATACCAGTATTATATGCTAGATTTTAAAGGGAATAGGATTTACGCAAATAGGGAAAAGAAACAAGCGCCACAGCTTAAAATGACAAATTTAGGACACAAATTAAAATCAATGCAATAATGGACATAGGACTAAAACTATTACTAGCAAAGGGCAAAATTCTTTCGATGAAATGGCGAATTAAATTGACCCGCGAAGAACTAGAGAAAAAACGACCAACCGCGAAAGCATTTATAGAAGGCGCTAACGACGTAGAAATAGACCTAGACGAAGTTTATAACGTAATAGACGACCTAGAAACAGAACTGCGAATACAAGGACGCGAAATAAACCGCTGTTTACAGATTAACGGACAGCTAAAACAAAGAATAGAAGAACTAGAACACGAACTTAAATTTAAAAATGTAGACTTATGACAAAAGAACAGAAACTAGTAGCGCTTTGCGCACTATTACCAGTAGTAGGCGACTGGATAGAAGACCTAAACGACCAGCGAATATTTACAAAGCTAGTTAAACAACGCGCAAACATGCTATTAACTGAAATAAGACGCATAGATAACGACGTTTTAAGCACTGGTGAACAAGAAATTTTTAACCAGCAAGTAGACTTACAGCGTGCGTTTATTCAATTCGTTTCAAAACAAATAAAACTAGACTAATGAATTTACTAGAACTTCATGCGGGCAGCAGATCAATAGGAAAAGTAGCTGAAAAATTAGGAATGAATGTTTTTTCTGTTGACTGGACTAATTACGAAAATATCAATTTAGTAATAGACATAGAAAAATTAAAACCTACAGACATTCCATTTATTCCAGACATTATTTGGACTAGTCCAGATTGTACTACTTATTCAATTGCAGCAATAAGTCACCATAGAAATGGAACTATTCCAGTAAGTGAATATGCAAAAAAATGCGATGCAGTAAATTACCACCAAATAGAATTAATTAATTACTATTTAAATATTAATCCTAATTTAAAGTTTTTTATTGAAAATCCTAGGGGTATGATGCGAAAAATGCCGTTTTTAAATGGAATAGATAGGACAACTATTTGGTATTGTCAATATGGAGACGACCGCGCAAAGCCTACTGATATTTTTACAAATAATTTATATAGCGTATTTAATCCAAATGGATGGATTCCAAAACACGAATGCCATAACGGAAATAAAAATTGTCACCATGAATCTGCGCCTAGAGGATCTAAGACGGGAACGCAAGGAAAAAAGGATAGTTATAATAGAAGTAAAATACCAGAACAATTAGCACTAGAAATATTAAAAAGTTGTCAAAATGAGATGTAAAAACTGCAAAGAGAAGTTTGAGCCTATACGCTTTAACCACAAATTTTGTTTAAAAGACGAATGTATAAAAGCCTTTGTAGAAGAAGTAAAGACGAACCAATGGAAAACGACTAAAAAACGAATGAAAGAAGACCTAAAAACACTACAAGACTGGCTTAAAGAAGCGCAGACAATCTTTAACAAGTATATAAGACTACGCGACATGGGTCTAGTCTGTATTTCATGCCAGCAACCGCCTAAGAAACGAAATTGCGGGCATTATTTTTCTAGTGGGGGACATAGTAACGTTCGTTTTGACGAAGACAATTGTCACCTACAATGTGAACACTGCAATACATATTTGTCTGGCAACCTACTTAACTACCAGATAGGAATACAAAAGAGAATCGGGGCGCAAAAGCTACTTGAACTACAAGAACGGGCGCACCTTACGAAAAAATGGACTATAGATGAACTGAAAGAAATAATAAAAACGTATAAAACAAAAGTAAGATCATTGCAATGAAAAAAATAAGTTAAAAAGTTTGTATATTTAAAATAAGTGTTATATTTGCATATAAACAAAAACCAATTTTTATGAAAAATCTATTTAAAGCGCTGGCTAATTTCCAGCAAGAAGTCCCAGTAATTCACAAAGCGACGCAAGGTTATGGCTATAGCTACGCAGACTTACCGAAAATTTTTGAGGTTATCAATCCGTTACTAAAAAAACACGGACTAGGATTTATGCAGTTGATTAATGGCACGGATCTAGTTACATGCGTTTTCCATGTAGACAGCGAAGAACAAATAACAAGCACTACGGCAATACCTCAAAACGTAGCTTTAAAAGGAATGAACGACTTTCAAGTTATGGGTTCGGCTATTACTTACGTTAGACGTTATGCTATCAGTTCTATGTTAGGATTAGTAACCGACAAAGACACGGACGCAAGCGGCGAACAAGTAAAGAAACTACCTACAATAGACGCTAAACGATTCCAGAAAGCTGTCGAAGCTATTCAGTCTGGCAATTACACACGCGAAGAACTAGAATCGAAGTTCACTTTAACAGAAGGTCAAACGGATTTACTGAACGCTTTATGAATGCTTTTAAAATTAGATGTTCGGCAATAGGTAAAATCATGACAAACCCCCGCACTAAGGGGGAGTTGTTAAGCCAGACCGCTAAAACATACATAGAAGAACAAGTAATATCGGACAAGTACGGAATTAAAAAGCAATTTTACAGCCGTTACACGGACAAAGGTATACTAGTAGAAGACGACGCTATCAATTTAGTGTCGGATGTCTTAGATTTAGGTTTTATATGGAAAAACGAAGAACATTTTAGCAATGACTGGATGACTGGAACACCAGACGTAAACACGGACAGCGTTTTATTAGACGTAAAATCTAGCTGGGACGCTACGACATTTCCTTTTTTCGCTACAGAAATACCTACGAAAGACTATTACTACCAATTGCAAGGCTATCTAGAACTTACGGGCAAAACTGAATCGTTACTTTGTTATTGTTTAGTTAATACACCCGCAGACATGGTAGAAGACGAAGTAAGACGCGCACATTGGAACGCTAACTTATTAGAAGAAAGTATAGACCTACGCGACGAAGTACAAAAACGACATAACTTCGACCACATACCAGATAACCGACGCGTTAAAGTCTTCAAAGTAGAAAAAGACGAACAAGTAATAGAAGCAATCAAAGAACGCGTAGAGCTTTGCAGAGAATATTATAACACCTTAATGAATTTCTTATGACACCAAAAGAAAAAGCTGAAAAAATGATAAGTTGGTTTGATGAAATACATATTGATCATAAAAAAGATATTGCTTATTCATTTGCTCATTTAACTTTAGAAGAAAAAAAATACATTTTAAATAAATCGATTGATGAAATTCTAAAAAGCCAAAATAATATATATGGCGTAAATAATAAAGCAACTAAATTTTATTTAGAAGTTAAAAAAGAAATAAACAATATGAACCAACAAATAGAAGATAAAATAGTATTACGTGTTTTAGCACGTTTTAACGAACGTTCGCAAGTAGGAATAAACAAGTACAACACAACACTTGAAAGAACCGATTTAAGCACCTTAGAATGGCTTACACACGCACAAGAAGAAGCTATGGACTTTGTACTTTACTTGGAACGACTAAAAGACGAATTTAAAACACAACAAACAAAAGACAATAAATAAAAATAGTGTCAAATGTTTGATTATTAACTAAACAACAAGAACAATGACAGCAGTAGAAAAATTTATAGAGCAACTCGAGGCACAAGGCGAATCTTGGGAAAATGTAAGCATTGGAAGAATACAAATTTCAATTAATGTTGAAGACTATTTGAAGCTAATAGAACAAGCTAAAGAAATGGAGAAGGAGCAGATGGGTTATAGTGAAGAAGATGTAATTAAAATTGTCGAAAAAAGTAGAGAAACGGGATTAACTGCGGAGTATTTACTACTAACCTTTAAACAACAAGAACAATGACACCAAAAGAAAAAGCAAAGGAATTATTTTATAAAATGTCAGATGTTTTTCAAGGTAACTTGGATAATTATACTGCAGAAAGATGTGCATTGATTGCAGTTGATGAGATAATAAATAATAATTCAAAAATACCTGGAGATTTGGATGGTTTACATATTATGGAAAATATATTATTTTGGGAAGAAGTAAAACACGAAATAAAGAACCTTTAAACAACAAGAACAATGAGTATAGGCGGAACTTCTCTTCGATATAGAACGCTGGCAGCTCGGAAAGACGAGCATATTTTTAACTTTAAAAAACAAGAACAATGGAAACAAAATTTTTACAAAGTGTAGAGAGATACACAAACAAACAAGAAGGAAAAACTGGATACAAAGCTATTTATAGCAATGGAATTGATTTTCAAACATTATTCTTCCCAATTAGAAATGGAGTAGATGTTATTAATATTCCTTCAATTATTAACTCAGTTCAAACAATAGATGATTTAGAAGCTATTGGAGCAGAACTTTAAACAACAAGAACAATGATTAAATTTTATATCGTAATAACATTAGCAATAGTACAATTTATTGTGTGTAGTTTATTAATTGTTATTTATAGAAAGAGTAAAGAACCAAAACACGAAGGAACAGTATATGGTTGTATACTTGGAGTTGGATTATCTTTTGCTTATGCGATAGAAGCATTTGCTAACCTTTAAACAACAAGAACAATGAAGATACAAACAGAATTTTATAATAATGAAATAGGTAGAAATTATTTCGAGCAGTATTTTACTACTGAAACACCAAAGCCAATAAACGCAAATGACTATTTTTTATTAAAGGAAAGCCTAGAAAACGCTTTGTATTTATTAATGCAAGACAAAAAAATAGAATTACGAATTGTAATTAAAGAACAATGAAAGAGAAAAACTTAGCTATTATTTTAACGCTTTCTATAGTAGGATTGGCGTTATATGGATTTTTTAACCTTGTCGCGTGGTTATGGCGTGGCGTATTTTAGTAACAATTAAATAAATATACAATGGAAAACAAGTTAAACACGGGGGCAATCTTTAAAAACACGAACAAGAAAGCGGAAAACCACCCAGACTACAAAGGTAAAGTAAACGTAAACGGGAAAGAAATGGAAGTAGCGTTATGGGTTAAACAAGGAAAAGCTGGATCGTTCTTTTCAGCGTCATTTAGTGAACCTTACGTAGCACCAGCGCAAAGCGAACCAGTAAGCAAAGTAGAAAACGACGATTTCCCGTTTTAAGTATGGAAATAAACGACACCGAACTACGTAAAAAGCTACAAGCATTACTTAGAACACGAACACGGAACCAAATAGTAACAGAAATAAAAACACGGACTGGCAAATTTCACCAATACCAAATAGACAAGTTCCTAAAAGGTCATGACGTAAGCCTAAGCACAGCTATAAAGCTAGACGAATACGTTTTAAGAGAATCAATGTAACACGAAGCCAGTTTAACCGCTGGCTTTTTTATTGTTAATAACTTTTTTACAGCGTGTTTAGATTTTCATCGTAAGTTTGATTAAAATTTAACCAATGAATTACATTTATCTAGTAGCTTTTGTTTGGTGGTTCGTCAAGTTCGAACCTTTACAGCTTGCGTTTGACTACATTTTTAGACGTTTGCCTATTAACCACCTTACAAATATTATTTACGAATCGTTAGGCTGTCCTAAATGCGTAGGGTTTTGGGCTTCGCTGTTTATTACTGGCAACTTTTTTACGGCTTGCGTCGTTAGTTTGTTATCTTTTACCCTTGACGTATGCTTAGCGAAGCTGGACAGATAGCAATAGACGCACTACTAACGGAAATAAACCCCGAACGACTTAGCAAAATGCACCTTAGAAAGTTGCAAGCTATCAAAGTAAAAGAAACGGGCGTCCGTGACAATGAATGTTTTTGCCGTCCAGACAAAAGACAGAAATGGTTTGCCGAATTTAATACGTGGTATGAAAAAAACGCTAGATAAATACATAAGCGAACACTACGACGAAGTAAGAAAGTATACAAACCACTTTTTAAAGGCGTACAATAAGCGTAAAAATATAACCTTGTCAATGCTGAACGCGGACACGTGCATAAATAACGCCTACCTACACGTCTTAACTATTGACACGGACAAAATAGACACCAATAGCGTAAAGTCTTACCTACTTAATACAATTAAATATCAAATAATCTGGGACACTAGCCTAAGCCACAAACAAGACGACTGCCTAGCGTTGGAATTTATACCAAAAGACGAACCAGATAACGACGACGTTAAACATAAGATAGGAATAGAAAACAAATATAACGACCAGCTAGCCTATATAGAGATCTATAGAAATAGTTTAACTTGTCCAGTAGAAAAAAAGGTATTCGAAAGCTATTACGACAAGGGACACCGAACGGCAAAGAGTCTAGGTAAATACTTTGGCATATCGAACACGTCAGCACATTATTTAATACGCGGAATTAAATTAAAAATCCGTGAAATTCAATATAGTTATGAAAACAAATGAAATAACAGCGGCGCTGGCTAGAGTAGTTCTATTCACTATAGGCGGGGTTATTTGTCTAGGTGGTTACGAAACAGCTTTGCGTATGTTTGGCGTGCTAATTATAATTAAAGCCATAGGAAACGAACTAAAACACGAAGAAAATGAAAATTAAAGACGAATACAAAGGGAAAACCATAGTAACTTATGACAGCGTACTAGGTCAAAGACGCATCGAAGTAGACAAAATCCACCCCGCGCAGTTTAAATATTACGTGACTATAGGACTAGGCTACATTTTCGAAAAGGAAAACGCTACAATAAGCTATAAAGGCGTAGAAGAAGCCACCGAAAACACGGAAAAAGAACCTATTCAAGAACCAGTAACAAAGAAACCAAATGCCACAACCAATAAAAGGAGAAAAAAAAGAGACGTTCCTAGCTAGATGCATAGCAGACGAAGAAAGCGTAAACGCATTTCCCGACAAATTCCAACGTTACGCCGTTTGTGTCCATACGTGGGAAACTCATTCACGTGAAGCGTTAAGCATTTACAAGGAGACCTTTAAAAACACGAAAAAGAAATGAAGTTCTACATTCTAGACTATGGTAAAGACATGATCCACGAAGGTAAAGTAATAACAGACTACCTAGAGAAAATGCAATTTCACCATATAGCCTATCTAACAAACGCCGACGGGTTACTATGTTTAGAAGAAGTAGACGAAGACGATTTTTTAAACCACTTCAAAAACACGAAACATGGCAAAGCCTAGATACATAGAGACACCAGAAAAGCTGTACGAACTATTCGAGCAATACACGGAAGATACAAAACGTAGAGTAAGAACAATACCAAAAGCAACTAACAAAGGCGTACTATACGAAGAACACGTGCCACCCCTTACAATAGACGGATTTAAAACCTACGCCAACAAACAAGGTACAGATATAAACCGATACTGGTATAATGTAGACGGGACACTCAACGAGTATGTAAGCATCGTTACGCGCATTAAAGAAGAAATTCGAAACGACCAAGTCGAAGGCGCACTAGTCGGGCAATATCAACAGAACATAGTAGCCCGCCTAAACAACCTAACCGAAAAGACGGACGTAACCAGCAACGGAGAAAACATAAATGAAATTAAAATATCAATCATTCGACCAGACACCAAAGAACTAGAGTAATGGAACATATAACACTTAGAGTAACAAGACCAGACATGTCAGTATATGAAATTACGTTTACTGATGTTAGAATACGAAAAGACGAAACTGGAATATCGGTATACCAAAAAGGATGCAACAATACTTTAGTAGGGTTTTACCCTTTGACGTGGTCTTTAGAATTGGCAAATTTTGAAACCATTGAATAAATGGAACTAAAGTCTACAATAGTCTTTGAAAGGAATTACGACGCGCTTTACAATAACGAGGCGCGTTTTATTATTAACGAGGGTGGTAGCCGTTCATCTAAGACCTATAGCCTTTGCCAGCTTATTCTAGTCTATTGCCTACAGAACAAAGGCGTAGTGGTGTCAATCATTCGTAAGACTTTCCCAGCGTTACGCGCTACAGCTATGCGAGACTTTCTAGAAGTTCTTAAGGATTCTGGCATCTACGACAAAGCCAGTCATAACATGTCCGAACACATTTACTCTTTCGCTAATGGATCTATAGTAGAGTTCTTTAGTGTAGACGACGAACAAAAGATACGAGGGCGCAAGCGTCACCTAGCATGGTGTAATGAAGCTAACGAACTATTCTACGACGACTTTACGCAACTTAACATGCGTACCGAATCCAAACTAATCTTTGACTACAATCCCAGCGACTCGAACAGCTGGCTATATGAACTACCAAAAAACGAAAGTATATTAATTAAGTCCACGTACAAGGATAACCCGTTTTTACCAGAAAGCATAAAGATACAAATCGAAGACCTTAAGCGAACAGACGAAGCGCTTTACCAGATTTACGCACTAGGTGAAAAAGCCATCAGTAAGTCGAACATATATTCTAACTGGACATTCTTACCACATAGACCCGCACGCTTTACAGAATTTATATACGGGCTGGATTTTGGTTATAACCACCCGTTAGCTTTGATGCGCATATACTGGCATGAAAAGGACATCTTTATAGAACCAGTCATTTACGAAAGCTACCTAACCACCGCGAACCTAATCGAAAAGCTAGCCAGTCTAAACATAGAAAAGAACGCGGACATTATAGCCGACTATGCCCGACCCGAAATAATAGCCGAACTTAACAACGCTGGTTATAACGTGCTGAACGCAAACAAGGCGGTAAAGAAAGGACTAGACGCCGTTAAGTCATTTGGGGTTTACGCACAAGAACACGAAGCCCTAAAGAAAGAATACCAGAACTACAAATGGAAAAAGGTAGGGGACACAATCCTAGACGAACCAGTTAAACTTTGGGACGATGCAATGGACGCGACACGTTACGCGGTTACTTACATCAAAGAACAATACTATACCGACGACAGCTACTTTGCTTTTTAGAACCTAAACAAACACGGAAAATAATATAGTTATGGCACAATCAATAATAGCACAACCGCAGAGAATTATGCCCGCTTACAATCCGATTAGGTTTATAGCGGACAGCACAAACAAAAATAAAACTGGCTTTAGGTACATTTACCAAATTTACAGCGGCGCTACCTTGTTAGGTACGTTCAAAGTATTACCGACCTTTTCGACTGGTTACGGCGAAATAGACCTATCTAAATTCCTTTCGAGTTACGTAAGCTGGGATTTTAGCCCTAGCGTAACACTAGACAAAGCCGCGCCGAATAGTTATAAGAACTACCAAGTAAACATAGGCGAAGAATATTTGTACGAAATTACCTATACGTCTGCGCTAACCAACAGCGGTACGAATACACGAATTAACGTAGCTAACATCTTTCAAGTAGGTGACCAAATAAACATAACACAAAATGACGGCGGTGTGGCTAACCCATTACTAGAGGGACTACACACAATTGTAGCCGTGTCGGGAACTTGGATTGACGTTAACGTACCTTTCAGTTCAATTACGAACGTGAATATAGACGGCGTTATTAACTATGCTAATCAACAAAAAGTAGTGACATACAATATAACCACTATTACAAACCTAAGAGTCTTTAATGGGGCGTTTACGTGGGTCGATTGGGTTACGTACAATTTTAACGACTACACTCTAGACGGCGATACTAAGCAATGGCTAACGAACCAGCCAAAAACGGACTTTTATTGTACACTAGGACAAGACCTATTTCTAAACGCAAGGGCTGTAGTAGGTAAAAAGATTTACTTTCAAAATAACGACGGCGACACGTACAGCAAAAACGTAGTGAATAACGATTCGATAGTAAGCGTAGCTGTAGGCTGTAACAATTACGGCGCATTGACGCCCATTACTGGCGTGCTACCAATGTTAAAAGACGATACAACCTATTATGACTTTTGGTACGAAGACGCGGGACAGAAGTCCGTTAAGTATAGAGTAAACGTAGACAGACGCGTTCAGATTAACGAATATCATATTTGCTTCTTGGATCGTTTAGGGTCATTCTCTAGCTTTGCATTTCAGCTAAAGAGTTACGAACGCGGCGACGTTACACGCGACGAATTTAACAAAGACGTACAAGGCTACGTTAAAGCGGGCGCATGGAATTACAATTACGAAGAATTCGGATTTAACACGTTCAATATTAACGTGACTAAGACGCTAGAGTTAAACACCAACTGGATGACTCAAAACATGTCGGACTATTTCCAAGAACTGATAACATCGCCTCAAACGTTTTTAAAGTTAGTTCAATACGTAACGACAGAAGACGGCGAACTAGTCCTAGATGAAGACGGCTGTCCTATACACGTAGCAGAAAGCACGGCTTACGTTCCTTGCATCGTACAAAACAACAGCTTCGAAGTCTACAAACAACGTAACAAGCACCTAATCAAACAAAGCATTTCAGTTAAACTAGCAAACAACGACAACGTAAATGGTTAATAACGTAAAAATAGTCCTAGAGACTGGCGTTCTAGATGTCCGTCAAGACGTACAATTTCCCCTCAACTTTTCAGTAGGTGACATTCGCGACATATCAAAACGTAGCGGTACGTTTAGTAAGACTATCGTACTAGCTGGAACTGATAACAATAACCAACTATTAAACCATTACTACGACGTTAATATAAGCGCTGGAACGTTTGACATAACTAAGTTAACTAAATGTCAAGTAGTACAAAATAACGTAGTCATTTTAGACAATGCCCTTTTGCAGTTGGTGAATGTAAACAAACAGCAGTTGACGGACGCACACGAACAAATTGTTAACTACGAAGTTTTAATAAAAGACACGAAAGCCGAACTATTTACTACAATGAATAGTAAGGAACTAAACGACCTAGACTTTTCAGACCTTGACCACTTCCAAACAAGCGCTGGAATTGTTTCGACGTTTAACAATACGATAGCAGACGGGTACAAGTACGTGCTACCTTATTCGACCACAAACACGAATAACTACCACATAAGGAAAATGAAGCCCGCTATCTATGCTAAGACTTATTTTGACCGCATCTTTAGCAACGCTGGCTACACATACCAGTGGGACGATATAGTACAAGCTAGGTTTGATAAACTTTTAATTCCTTACAACGGCGACGAAAACGTAATAGACTGGAACGACTTTAAAGTAAAAGCGGAAAATTCCTTTAACACTTCTGTTACGCAGTCTTTTAGTTTTTTTATTCCATTTCAACAAGTAATAACTGGATGGACGGAAACGCTAGACACCCAAAACATATTTAACCCATTAACGGGATTTTATACCGCACCAACAAACACCGATCCTTTAGCTTCGCAGTCTTACGAATTTAATTTTACAATTACTTACGAAATAGAATTTGATAACCACAACGCGAACCCAGCTAGGATTTATCAATTTACAAATGGTAGTTACACGCCATCTTCGGCAACTTTTAGCCCGTATCTTAAAGCGCTTAACCCCGTTACCATAGGTACAACCGCAGCACTAAACCCAGTTGTTATAAATAATTTTATACCTTCTGGCGTTTCTACGTTTGGAACTTATTCCAATTCAGTTATAACTAGTCCGTCTGGCTATATTACTACTGGCGACATTTTGAAAATGGCTGTCGGAATAGATTCTACAATGAACAACGGCGCTTATAACTGGCGAACTGCTGGCGGTTCTTCGGCTTTGGTAGACGTTAATATAAAGGTTTTAGATATTAAAGTAGAAATAGTTCCTAATAGTAACACGGCTGTTATTTCTGGGTTCTTAAATATGAACGAATACGTACCGCAAAAGATTAAACAAGCGGACTTTGTTAAGTCTATTTTTCAAATGTACAACCTATTCGCAGACGTAGACCCAGCGCAACCGAATAACATTATATTAAGACACCGCGACGAATACTACGACAACGGCGCGCAGAAAGACTGGACGTATAAACTAGCAAAAGACCGCGAACAAAACCTAGAGTTTTTGCCAGACGTTACAAACAAACGTTTAATATTAACCTACAAACAAGACGAAGACGAACCTAACCAATTGTACTACCAAAGCACGGACGAAATATACGGGCAACAAGAATACATTTTTGATTCAGAATATGTAAGGGACGTAGACACAAAGGAAATAATCTTTAGCCCTACGCCAATTACTAAAACTAGTTTTGGGGCTATCGTTCCAATGATTGACGGACAAGCGCCTAAAACGAACATAAGAATACTTTACGACGGCGGCGAACAGCCGTGCGGACTATGGAACTTAGTAGCTAGCGGGACAACGGGAACTTTTAACATAGCAACTTACCCAGCTATTACCCATTTCGACGATGCGAACACACCAACGTTTGACATTAATTTCGGAACGTGCGACTTTTACTATTACAATCCAGCGACACTTACTAACAATACTTTGTTTAACATGTACTGGCGTCGTACGATCAATCAAATAAACGTCGGCAAAATGCTTACGGCATTCTTTAAACTAGACGAACGCGACATACATAGTTTAAAACTTAACG